AGTCTGCAGCCTCTCTGAACGATTTGATTCCACCGGACGGAACATCCATCGGTATGATAGCGAACGAACGTGCCGATGTATTGCTCGTCGTCGTGTAGACACCCTGTGGATTCAGAATCAGTTTGCGTGCATCTGTCGTGAACGGCGTTCGGAACTCTTCAATGTCGAGCCAGATGTAATCGTTCGTCTCGAGACTCACGATGTTGTTTGATACGACGTAAGCATTTGCTGTTGGGTACAAACCGTAGTAAACGGCGTTTGTAGCAATGGGACTCGACGCCGTCGTCCCGAGCGGCAGACCGAGAATTTCTGCAATTTCCTGTGTCAGGGTCGTCACCGACGTCAAGTTGCCCGTGAAGAGAAACTTGCCTTCAGCCTCCAGGTAACTCATAGCGACGTTCGACACTTGTTCACTGTTGTTGAACGTGTCGACGAGCGAACACGTCGAGTAAAAACCCGGATTCAGAGCCACGTTGGATGTCCCGACGACGAGTACGTTCGAGCTCGTCGTCAGGTTGTACATTGTGTTTGGGATTTTGGCGGAAATCAGGTCAATCTGACTGATGTTATGGACGGGCGATTGAAGAAACAGCGTATATGAGTTCCCTGACGGATACAGAGTCGTGTCCCTCTGTCTGGAATCGACGTACAATGTCGTCTCCATCTACCTAAAACCAACATTAATAACTGTCCATTGGACAGCGCCGCGAAGCGGCCTTCCCACCTGGACTTAAAACCAACATTAAAAGAAATGGTAGGAATGGTGCAGTATTGGCTCGATCGTGCCCGTATCAACGAAGGCCCGACTGACGTCACGGTCGTGCCTGTGAGTTTTGTGACGACGGAGCATGCAGACCAGCTCAAGCGTATCGTAGCACCAGAGGATGAGGTTGTGGATGGCGAAGAGGCGGCAAAGCACGACTGGGTTTTTGAGCTCAAGCCTGGTGATGTTTTTCCAGTGCAGATCATTGCATCGATCCAGGCGACGATGGATGCGTCAAAGTTTGACGGTATGATGTTCCCCGTCGTATACCGCGGAAGTCCCGTCCTCGAGAAGCGCTTCTACAAGCGTTCGGGCTCTGATAATGTCCAGCAGGCAAATATGCCTATTTTTAACCTAAACCCTCCCCCCGCAGAGTCTTCAGTATGAAGGAACACGTACGGTCGGTTGCGATCCGGGTTTGGCAGTCACTCGGACCTGGCTTTTCGGAACGCGTATACCACAACGCCATGGAAGTGGGTTTGCGAAAAATGAATATCCCGTATCAAACGGAGCGAATCGTTCCAATCATGTTCGATGACCATGCGATTGGAAACATTCGTGCTGATTTGATTGTAGACTCACGTATCATCGTTGAGTTGAAATCTGTCAAGGCGCTCAAGGATGAACACCGTATCCAGACGCGCATGTACATGAAGCTCCTGGGTTTGCCTGATGCTGTCCTCATCAATTTCCCCAACTCGGGAAGCGATCTGGAGGTTGAGGACCTCACATCTTCGAGAGGTAACGTGCTCGATTTATCGAGTACCCATTCTTCAACAGACGCTTGAATTTCTTTTCGACATTGGCTGCCGACTTTTTGGGAGGACTCGCTTTTTTACGCGTAACGTCCCTGGGCTTGTAGCCCAAAAGCGTGACAATAAATTTCATCATTTAAAAACACCCGACATTTTAAACTCAAATGTTTACGCCAGAGATGAAAAAGGCGGTGAGTGCCGTGGCGAAGGATACCGATACGAAGACGTCGACGCGGGTCCTGTCGTTCCTGTACTATTTGACCATCCGGGCGTGTGAGATTATCGATTGGTGGTTCCCGGTGAAGGTTGCGAAAAAGGACAATTAGGTTGGAAGTGGATCATGTAAAAATGATTATTTGGGCTGGTAGTTCAGCAAGTCGGTATCCACTGCCAGCCGAGGTCGGCGGTAATCTTCTTCCAAATAATGTCGTGTTTGTACAGCTTTTCTTTCGATTTGAGCAGAGGAAAGCATGGTAGGTATTCATCCTCGCCGAGCAGTTCGCAGAATTTGTACAACACATAACTGTAACTCAAAAAGTTTTTACGGTTTTCAGGACAATGTTTCTCAAAAGGCTTTTGAATCTGCCCAAACATGAGTCGAAGTCGGTCTTCCAAGGCTTGAGGCATGGTTGGCGGTTTCACCCCGTTGAGAATCGTTGTGATGTAGGGTGCGTGTTCGTAGTATTTATTCATGTGGATCTTCTTGAGCATTTCGCGCACCTTACGGTGCGTCAGGTCTGACTTGTCTTTGATGCGCTGCTTTTTCACTTCGAGCTGTAATTGGTCAATCAGTTCTTGAGGGACACTCGTGTACTCCTTCGCTTGGAACTGATTGACCCATTCGTTGAAATGGTTTTCGCGCCGGTACGAATAGACGACGTGGCGCTCCATGTCCTGCTCCTCCTTGAACCCCACCTCTTGACACTGGACGTAGTCTGTCAGCCCGCATTTCAGGCATATCATGTCACTCGTCATGTCATCGAGTGTATAATCGATCGAACCACACCCTTTGCATTTGGGCAAGTACCCAGGATTTTTCTTTTGCATCGGCGTGACGTGGTTTCCTTCGACGGTGGCCATGTACTTTTCATAGACGTCCTTCTTCTTTCCCCCGGCGGATTCAAACTCCATCAATAAAGGAATGCAGTCCGCCATGTAATCGTACATCTCCTGTTGCGCAGCCGAATCCCCTTTAGATATCCTTTTTTGAAATTCTGCTAAGCGTTCTTGGTAGCGTCCTTCCATTCTAAATAATATATCGTTTTCTTTTAGTTAATGTGGGTCCTGAATCTCATCGAACAATGTAGACCCAGAAATTTTCAGGTACATCAGATGTTCAGACACGACGGCGATGAGTTGATACCAGTTGATGAATTCAAGCCAGGCGAAATAGGACACGTCGATTACTACTTTGGAGGTCAGATGTACACACACCTCGGACATTGGCCCATTCAGAACATCATCCCTCGTTTTTCAATTCCGGTACACAGTGCTATTTTCGTCAACGACGAAGACAGGAAACCGGAAATCTGTACGGAAATCGTCAGGCGCCACTCAGGCCCGACGCAATCACCAGTGTCGTTTGACGTGTATGCCCCTAGGCCTCATTTTACAATTTCATTCTCAGGAGGGTTCAGAATCTCCATGGGAATCAAATGGATCCTTGTGAAAAAGGTGTCCGGTAAAGTTCGTATTCAGAACGTCCTCGGTCAGATGACACGACTGGATGTCTAATTGAGTGGAACGTACCCGATGGGTTCCCTGGGTTTTTCCAGTTCACGTAAGAGCAGTGTGACAGTGTTAACAGCTGTAACAATGCCAATCACGGAGAACGTGACAATAGCCACTGCAAAGATAACACCCGCCATACATACATAGTAATTGTTACCTTTAGCCGTCCACCTTCGGCGCCAAGTAAAACTTGAGTTCGCCGAGGTTTGCAACCGTGTACCGTAACACAATGGGCATGTTGTCGTCATCCTCGTGTTGCATCAGCTGGACGCTCGAGCACAGACTCGTCGCCCTGGTGAACATGTTGATGTACTTGAGCGAAAACACGTTTCCGAGCGCCTTGTCCTTCCCGGGCTCGACACACTCGATGATGGTCTTTTGGTTGGCGAAACCACCCTCACACTCGAGCTCGAGTGTATTCTTCTTGCGCGTGATTCGAATATCCTGAGCCAGGTTATTCATGTCACGGGTCACGCGTTGGAAATCGACGCTCGGGATGGTTGTCAGGACGTTCATCTCAATCTCGGGAACGGACAACATGTCGTCGTTGATATCCAGGAGTTTAAACTCGAACGACGTCGACGACTTTTTCGCTGCATTCTCGATACGAATGTGGAGCAGGTACGAATCGTCGATCGACATGCTCAGGGTGTCCGTGTTTGTCACAGACTTGAGCAGCTTGTACGTGTTTGACACGTTGAGACCAGCTGTATGTTCCCCTTCACAATGGTACTCTTCAAAGTTTTCCGCCGGCATGACCAGGTGGACGAGCGTCACGCGCGCCGTGTCGAGCGTGACAACCATGAGACCCTCTGGGCGGAACACGAGGTTGACATCGTTGATGATATCCTTGAGCACCTCAAAGACGGTGCGAAATGCACTCGCTTGAATCGTCTTGAGACGAACCATACCCACAAAACGCAGGCTCACTTTATACCCTTCTGGTATGCGTCAGA